GAGTATATACCACCATCGGATACAAAGTCTATCTCGTCGTGGTTATTTGTTGATACGATTGCAGTTGTCGCAGATAGTGCACCGAGTGCTGCTGCCATTTCCATAGTTACGTTTTGTTTTAATACAACATCTAAAGGTATCATTCTTTCGTCCAACTCCATTACAGCTACTGCTGTGTCCATCATCTTCTTAAGTTTTTGTGATGCTCTTAACGGTGAGTAGGTAATCTTTACTATACATTTATTCTTTTCTATAAAGTCTATTATGTATTTCCTGCTATAGAAGAAGCAATAAGATGATAGCTTAGCTTTACCGAACTCTGAATACTTCTCATTGTTATACTTGTCTATCCCTAACATGAAACCCATAACGGCTTCTTGCAGTAGGTCACTAACTAAAAACCCAGGTTGCCAATACTTAATAGCAACATATAGCATAAGCTTCATGTAACCTTCAACAATTTTATCTCTATACTTTAACTCACCTGTTGACTTATAAAGTTTGAATAGCTCCATAGCTTCTTCATTCTTCATTTGGGCTGCCTTTCTTTTAAAGATAGGGTCATTAAGTAGTATTGACAGCGAGTAATCATTGTCAAAGTCTACATTAGTAGGGTTTACAGATATTGATTTGAAGCTATTGCCCACGATATATTGTTTTAATTGGTCCTGCTAGGTAATCTTCCCATATAGCACACATATATTCGTATGGTATATTAGTAGATATAGTTTCCCAAGGACCACTATCTAATACTATTGAAGCTTTACCATGGGTGATTTCAGATTCTAATGAACCAGTTGGTTTGATAGCTACAATAGATTCCATTTTGATTGCCATATCCATCCAGCATTTACTATCTAAACCTTCTATCCCTTCTAACCCTAAGTCAGGCGTAGAGTCATCATTACATTCTACTTCAAAATGCAGAATGCCACCCATAACAATACGATAATTGTCAGGGTTCATACTAAAGCGTACGTACTCTTTCTTTCTTTGAGGTCTACTGCCCATAGTTTAAAGTTTATAACAAAGATATGCACATTGTTTAACCATTAGGTTAATACTTATCCACAACCTTCTTCAAACTTAACGTCACTAATTACTTGGATTTCGACAATGATTGTATTTTTCATGTCAATAATATAATACGTTAATTATCTGTTAGTTAATATATACAAGGGGTTAGGCTCTTCTCCAAATTCTTTTTTCCATAAATCTTTAGCTTCTTGAAACCTTGTATTGGTGTGAATATCTTTTAGTAATTCTAATAGCTTCTCATTCATAGTAGCTTCTCTTACAATCTTACCAGACTCATCTACGATTACAACCTTGTTGATTACAATCTTTCCTTCTTTAATTTCTGCGTCGTGTATCTTTACGTATAGTTCCATTAGAATTTACTTTCATTGTCAAACCATCTTGGCATAATCTTATCATACCATTTACCTTTTCTTACTACGTTAGACTCATCATCTTTTCCTTCGTAGTGTTCTTTGGCTATCTTACAGATGTTATCTGTTATAGAGTTAGTTACCTCTGGGTTAGATATGTTAGCCATTTTAAGTAGGTGTTCTACTTCCCAGTATATTAGTTGTCTCATATTAATTAAGATTTATGTTAGGTCCTTCAACTTCTCCTTTGATAATGTCTTGTATCATCTCGCCTATATCTATAGCCCCATCTTGAAACCCTGCTTTGTAACATAGTTCCATTAAACTATTTACCATATCTATTTCAAATAATTCATGCATGTCTTTAGGAGCTTTAGAGAACAGTTCTTTTTTAAACTCTTCTAACCCTTTTAGCATAACACCTTCTCCGTCAATTTCGTACACTTTCTTTTTCATTTGTTTTAGTTTTAAAGTTTATTAATATTCATTCTTGTTTCTACTTCTAATTGTTTTCTGTTGTCGTAGTTACTACCCCTGAATTGAGGGTTAGTTTCTTTTAACTTACGAGCAGCCCTTGTTATGCTATCTGCTGATGCTAACATGTTATTGCTATACATAGTAAGGAAGTTCTCAAAGGTTACATCACCTTGTGTGGTAGCCCTTATTTGTTTGTGCCATACAACAGCACTTAAATAGTTATCACTTTCTCTTGCTTGAGGGTAGTTATTAAGGATATCTTCTACAAAATCCTTTACTGCTTTGATTTTAGTTATTGGGTTAGCCATGATTATTAGTTTAATAGTTTAACAATTCTTTGTTTATAAATTCTATTAGTTCTTCCATACCTTCATCACCAAGTAATTCATCAGGGTCAATACCACACATTAGTATATCTTCAATGATGTAGTGTTCTTGTATCCCTAAGTCTGACTCTTTGGGTTGATGATATGCTGTATAGGTTACAGGAAACCCTTTGTAGTTTGTTTGTCCCATAGTTATTTATTTTTAGGAGTTAACCCAATCCATGAGTCATCATCAAATGGGTTAAAATCATTTATGTTATCTTCTATTCTATTTGTTATTATATTTGTTATTAATACTTTGTTATTATCTTTTCCCTTTTCAACCATAGGGGTATGGTCATTTTCAACCATAGGGGCTTTCCTTTTTCGACTAGAGGTCTTTCCTTTTTCAACCATACCAAACGTATTTGGGTGTTCCCTAATTACTAATACTCTCATCTTAATTTCCTTACTAACAGGGTCAATGTTTAACACCCTAGATAAGTAACCTTTCTCTTCTAAGTCAGATATATTTTTGCTTGCTGTGATTTGACTAATGTCTAAACATTCTCCAAGATATTTGTTAGATGCATAGCAATACCCTTTCTCATTAGAGAGGTTACTTATTAAAGCCATTAATAACTTTTGGGTTGAAGATAAGTCTTTTGCCATTAAGACTTTAGCAGTAATAACTGCATACCAATTATGGTTCATAAATAAAAAAGGCTTAAAAAATCAAAGGAGTCGCAGTTCCTTCTCATTTAAAAGCCATTTATGTCTTTAAAACCTCTGCGACAGGTTATACAATAATATAATACGTTAAAGTTAAAAGCGTAGAGACAAATCTGTAGAAAATCTCTACGCCTTAATCAACTATGAACAATCTTTTACAAAGATACAGAATGTTTTATTATTATTCCTAATAAAGTTATCCACATTATTTTCCACCACGTGCTCGTTTATCACCAGGCATATTAGATTTACTGCCTCTGTTCTTAGAAGCTTTCTCCATTACTACCTTACCGCCTTTCTTGTGGGAAGCATCTAACCCATCACCATTACCATAAGTACCTTTCTTTCTATTGATTTGATTTAATGCTACTCTTTTAGCTTTACGTGCTGGTGCTTTATCATTCTTCACATCATAAGCTGCTTTCTTAGCCTTAGAAGTAGGGTTTTCTTTATAGTATTGGGCAGATGATTTACCTTTAGCTTTATTTGGCATCTTTATTATATTTACGATACATAATACGTTTTCTTACTCCATTGGTCCTAAGCAATATAGAAGCCTCAATAGATTTGTATAACTCTAAAAACTCAGGGTCTTTCTTTTTCATTTCGGATACTGACTTGATATGGTGTACCATATTTGTATGGCTCAACCCTAATTCTTCTGCACATCTTCTTGTAGATAACCCACAATACTTCATCATCATATAGCCACATAGCTTAGACCCATAGGTAGTTCTTAAAGATAGGTGAGTACCTACCGAACTCTTAACTGTTTCGGTAGATACATTTCTATTGGACTTGTTAGGCAATCGTTTCATTTCTTTCGGAATTGTAGTATGATTAAAAGAGAAACAGCAAATAACATTAAAGAAACAACAAAGTATTCAAATGTTTGCTTGATAAATATTGGTATATGAATAAGTATTGCAAGCCAATAGTTATCTTTTTTATCCATCTCTACGTTTTAAAGGGTTATCGTTGAGGTCATCTTCTTGGGATATGCGTAAAGCTTCCTCCTCGTAATGCTTGTCAAGTAACTCCGAGTATTTGATGTGGAGTTCTGTATACTTAACTAATAAATCTTCGTACATTTTTTTGTAGTCTGTCATAAGTTTGGTTTTACATGTTACTAAATATTGCTTTTACTGGTACTTCGCCACCGATAGGTCTCATTGCTTTTTCTACTTTATCTTTAGGATAGAAGTAGGTACAGAATGCATCAGCATCAAAGAAGCCTTGGTCTGTTACGGGGAAATAATCTACCCCATGTTCTCTATTAATATGATTCTTACCATATACCCTTGCACATAGCCTAGAACAATACATAGCTTCTTTATACTTAGCTACAAAGTCTTTGAGACAATCAGGGTTTGCACAAATCTTAGGGTAATCTTTTTTCTCTTTAGCCATTTCTTTCTTCTTTCAGGGTTAATATAATATTGTCTTTATTGTCTTTGATATAATCTTGTATAGCTTCGTATTCACCTTTCCTGAAGTCGTCCCATTTGCTATTAACAAACTGCCTCCATATAGACGAGCCAACATAGAATTGGTCATCGTATGGCATAGACTCAAAGTAAGGTATTTCATTCTGCATTAATGATAGGAATAGATATTGACGATATACCATAGTTATATAGTTTTAGAATGGGTGATTGTTACCTTCGTTAAGAACTTCTCTACGAGCAAAGTCATATTGGTCTGCATGAAGTTGGTCAATTTGGTCGTCACTATACAGACCTACCACAGGTGTTTCTAGTGGGAATAAAGTACACAGCTTGAACCCTTCTTTCTCCGATTGGGTTAAGACATCTTTGTACAATTTGTTTAAAAGCTTACTGCATACAGTTGACTTATGGCAAGCTTCAAGGATTGTGGTAAACATAGCCAGACGTTTTAAGTGGTCAGGCAAGTGCTCAAGGTTGTTTTGGTTTGTCATTGGATAAAATTTATAGTTAAAGAAAAGAAAGATGAACGTGGAAGAAAAGAGCAACAAGGTGGGGGACAAGCCCCCATCAATGCTGTACTAATCAAAACAAAACATCGTTATTATTTCCAAGCCAAAGGGTCATAAGCTGACTTTGGTTGGTCGTAAGATTTATTATAGTGGACAATTTCTTCATCACGCTCGCTAATGTATTCATCGCCATACATCTCATACATCATAGAGTCATAGCAATCCCAACATACCATAGCGTTATTGAAATCAGGCAACTCTTCTAACTCATCTTTGTGGTATAACTCACAACAAGACTCACACATCATATCCTCACTATTAGTGTCGCTATCCCATTTGTATTCAGACTTAACATCATAGGTATCGTCCCAATCATTGTACACACGAGGATAACCTACGCTTGTACTTGGGGAGTATGCACTACCATACGTATAGTTATTGTACGTAGGTTTTTTATAACTATAACTATAAGACTTGTTACTGAACCAACAACCCAAGTCCCACGTACCTGCTTGCTCGTTGACGATACGCCAATGGCCGTGCTCGTTAAAGAATATGAACTTGTTACCATTGCCTATACTATACTCAATAAGGTCAAGCAAAGTATCGTTATACATAAAGTCCTTAGGTAAGCCTTTGAGGAACCCATTGTTGAATATCTGGGTGTCAGATATAGGGCTGTTGTGTGGGACATGAACATCTAACATACCATTGTGTACAAACCATGTATCATCTTGTACATGGAATGGGTGACAGTTGTGTTCGTTAACACCACCACTTGTACCGATACGGAAGTGAAGGATAACGTCATTACCTGAACGCTTGGCTTCTTGATAATAACCATAGAAGATATTGAAGTCAGTCATTTCTTTCTTGGCTACTACTTTGTTGTTATTGATATACAGGATACCTGCACCATCATTATTATTATCCCAACAATTCTGTAGGATTTGTTTCTTAAGGGTTACTGCTTTTGGATTTACGATTGCGATACACATAGTTTAATTGTTTTGATTGTTAGTGAAAGGATTAATATTTTTATCAGCAATGAACTTGCGAAGATACGGATATTCATTGTTATCTTTAATAAAAGTTAGAAAAGATTTTAGACTCATATCAGGGTCAGGGATAGACTTGGTATAGTCATACAACGCTTGAACAAACTCGATGTTCTTGAAGAACGATGAGTCATTAAGCGTACCCCTAAAGATACGAACTTCTACTGAATTATCATTCTGTAAATTTACAGCAAGATAACGCTTGCTATTGCCACGCTTTTTCTTTGCCTTGTACATAAGCGTCTCTTGTGTGTACTCTTTAGTACTCTCGCTTGGGTCATCGGTAAGGGCTGCCCATCGGTCAAGGTTCTCTATCTTACGCTGAGATATCTTGGTAACAAAGTCACTATTGTCAACAAAGAACTTCATGAAGCGATATAGATGCCAGGTTGTAAAGGCATTCTTGCTGATATGGATATGCATACCACAAGTACGAGTGTCATAGCTACGATACTTGTTGCTACGCAATAGGTTAAGTATATCTGCCCATACATTCTTATGCTTCTTGATATACGATATAGTCATAGGGTGGGTTACAATCTCAAACCCATTGTTAAGTGAACCGTCACTCTTGAAGTATAAGAAGTCATTGCTAACCATTTCAGCCATAGCCTTGTGTGTTACATTACTATCTCCACGCTCTACCTCTAACTCAATACCTAGATACACGTTGTCATTCTCGGACACCTTGTAGAACTTAGGGGTAGGTTTGTAATTGTAGCTGCGTATGATTTCTTTACTGCTGCTGCTACCGTCATCATCATCGTCACCATATCTATCGTTATAACAATCATTGCACAAATCGTCTTGACAATAGTTATCCTCATGAACATACTCATCACAACTCTCACACCAATAGTAATCAGAACGACAATCATCACATACATATCTTTCACTACCACTTCTACCATGGACTTGGCATATATCGTCGTTGCGAATTACTTCATTACAATCATCACATGTAGAAAATCTGTTGACGTAACAATCATTACACCAAGAGTCATCATTTGCGAAATAAGTATCATCGCTGTGGATAACATCACTACAACCAGCGCATGAGTGATAGTTGTCGTTACAATCTTCGCATATAGGGTCACCTACATTGTCTACATAATCTTCGCTTGTTATTTCTGTTGAGCAATCAGCACAATGAAGTACATCTTGCTCTTCTGTTGTTGTTGGCATACATTAGAATTTAAAAGTGAACAATGATTTGATATGGTTAAAATAAATATGCCACTCGGCAAGTATTGAGTGGCACAATTGAAAGGCAGGGCTATCAGGACATAACCCAATAGCGTGGAAGATTTCGTGTATCATATGATATAGGGTTTAGTGTCTAGGTCTAAATCTAATATAGGTATAACCTTTGCTTATAAACGTATTCATTTCAATATCGCTATGGTCAAATCGTAAGTACCCATGAAGCGACTCATTAGTTGTAATGTCTTCATTCATTAACACCAAGGGATAATAGCTATTGCTTTCAGCTTTTAATGGAGTATAAGAAAGGTTGTTGTCAGCCCTTGTTAACTTTATCCAATCGTTATACTTGTATAACTTAGGATATAACTCGGCTAATAACTTCTTAACTTCATCGCCACTATCTAAAAACATACGTGCTGAATGGTCACCGAATAGGTTACGGAATTGGTCACGCTTAGCCCTAAGGTCTTCGTGTACCCATTCCTCAAAGTAATGGTGGGCATATCTTGATTCACCACCTACCTCATCTTTGACATAGGTATAGTATTCGTCACGCTTAGTTACCTCATACACACCACCTAGGTTTACATAATTCCATTTGTCAGTAAGACAAACTACTTTCTCGGTAGTTACTACTACCTCATCTTGTGCCTCGTTCTCGAGGTTGTTTGTTTGCTCAGGCATAGTATTAAAAGGTTGGTTTAATACGTATTCAATAAATTGTTCGGTTGATATTTCTATTTGGCAATGGGTTGGGATACTTCGTTCAATTGCTACCCAATAACCACGCTGATTGTTGTGTTCGCTAAGTATATAGCCTTCAAGTGTGTCTAAATGACCTGCCATTCTCCAACGACCTAACATCTCTCTGTTTTCTTCTGTTACTTTGATATGCCAATTGCCAGGTAACAAGTACTCAATACCTAAGTCATTCATAAGTATTTCTTGCTCAACATTCAAAGCTCTTAAACCATAGAGAGTTCTATATGACATGTCAGGGTGGGGTCTTACATCAAATACTCTAACAACATCACCATTATTAAATTGGGAATTTCTTATATTGTCATTAGCAAATCCCATTGCTCTAAACATTTCTCTATAAGAACTGTAATTGTAATCTCTGTCGGTGATGCGAACTAAGTCGCCTACATTAATTGTTGCCATTGTAGTTTTATTTATAGGTTAATTAATTTTGTGTCCTGTTACTACGCCATAATACCAATCATACCAATTGTCAAAATGTTTTTGCCCTTCTTCTGTATATTTGGAGGGCTCATCATCGTCATCACTATCCAAATAGGGATAGAAGATTTCACTTGTTTGATACATCGTATCTAATTGAGATTGGGCTAAGTAAGTAGCCAATTCTACAGGGTTTACTTGGATTGTTTGTGACATACGTTTGTTTTATAGGGTTAATTAATAAGTTCTACTTGCGAAGGGCATAATTCTAAATCTAATGGGGATACACCATTGTATTCTTTATCTTGCTCTCCTTCGCATATATATTTAGGAATATACCCACACTCGTCAATTAAACCTTGTACGCTTTTTTCAATTTTTCCTGTATTAATCAATTCATTCATACAGCTGTAACCGAATGATTTTACTTCGTCGCTGTCAGAAAAGTACCAATCAAGAAATCTTTCTCGTGTTATTTTGTATTGTGCCATATAGTTTTATTTTTTAGGATAATAATTTAATTGTTCAACCCATACTTTATTTTTGTCAACTATAAATTCGTCCCAATCTTTTATTTGCTCATCTTCTAAAGAGGTGTAGTTGTCAATCATTCCTATTTCCCATTGTCTAAATGCATTTAGGATATTGATATAAACATCTAGTTTAACCAAACGAGCATCATCTTCATCTTCATATGCTGAATGCACATTCTCTCTGTAATCTCCGTATTCACCTAATGAATACTTAACGAGGTAAATTGGTTTTTGTTCCATAGTACTAATTAAAATTAAAGGGTACACGATTAGATACATATTTGTTTTGGCAATGTTTATTCATGCCATCGCCTTTGCCCCATGACGCTTTTGGCGTTGAGCAAGAAAGAAGCCCTAACGTAATTAGGGCTATTGTAAAACTGATTTTTAAAATTGTCAAAAAGGACATACGTTGTGTTTTGTAGGTAAAAGAAAAAGATGAACGTGGAGAAAAAGAAAGTGCTATTTGCTATTTATCTTCTCATCTATCTTTGCGTAGATAAGAAAGATAATACCGCCCTCAACCATACCGATTAGGGACATGATTAGCTCGGTCATTGTTTGCCCGTGTATCATTGTAATTGTTGAGCCTCCGATTAACAATAAAGATAACACAGCAAGCAAGTGATGAAGTTTAAACATGGCTATACTTTTTATAAGATGAAACAATAAAATACCCACTTAGTAAGCCGTGGATATTACTACAAACAAATTTTACATTTCTGTACCTAGATTTTAGGTTCATGTAAGCCAAACGGAAGCCTTGCTCGGTTCGGTTTTGGAATTGGATTTCTCTCATGTTGTTTTGTTTTAAGAGTTATTGATTATGTATTATTATTTTATTAATCCTATTGTAGACCTTGATTGTCGGTGATAATTAGTTTTAATTATAGTATTAGATACTATCTTTTTAGTATCTTTTATTGCATTATGGGTATTGACAATTAATTGATTAAGATTAATTTGTCTGTTTGTGTTAATATCAATAGCGTTAGTATAGCTTTTATTAACATTGCCGTAAGTTAAGGGCTTGATATTATTTTTGCTCATTGGTTTATATCTTCTTGATTGAAGAAAATTGATATCTTTATTCATGATTATATATTTTAAAAGTTATAAAATGAGATAGTAGGCGGTAAATGAACCGCATAACATTGCTGTTATCAATTCTAAATTACTACTACCTTTGCTCTGTAATAAATAAAATGATTAATAATTACTTGATTAGATATTTATTATATTGAATACCTTACATTATTTGTAAGATACCTTAATGGGATAAGCCATATAACAATAAAATAGCATTTCGCTACTTGTATTTATTAATTAGCATTTCGCTAACTTATAAATAAATACCCTTTATTGTGTACTCATTGAGCTATTAAGATATATTAAATACCTAACTATTTGCATACAAGCCGTATTAACGGCACTTGCTTAATTATACCCTATAAATGTAGGCTATAAAAACAAAACTAATAAAAACAATTAGCGTACTTTGTACGGCTTACGGGAGTAAAAAGCATTTCGCTTTTATAGTTACTTTACCCGTAAAATTGAAAAATGTACTATATCATTTCGCTGTTACCTTACGGCAATATGGCGTACATTTTTTTTAAATTGCATAACTTTGTATAAATTACATTAACTATATTATAGTGCCCTATATATGAATTGAACATATTAAAAATACCTACTATTATAAGGCAATTATAGGGCTATAAATTAATATAGCCCTATATATTATTACTTGCTTAAGTTTTTGTAGTAATTAGCTACAAAGTTTTGTACTTGCTTATAAGTAAAGTACCTTTTTACTTTATTGCCGTCTTTGTCAAGTATAAACGTACGTACTATATTGCCTTTTTTATCAAGTTTTGTACTCCCGTCTTTATTTTTTTCTATCTTTGTAACATATTTTTGCTCTTCTGTTAAACTATCTAATATTAAAGGCAATTTATAGGTATTATCATTATAATTAGAAAAACTATTTAAAAACGCTTTGCCGTGTGTTAAAATGTTTTTAAGGTGTGCACTCAAAGTTAATTCAGCCGTGGCGTAATTTTCGTAAGATATACCCTTAATTTCGGCTAACTTTTTACCCGTTATACCCTCATTTAAAAATACTATACGTACTTTTTTAGCGGCTTTTTTCTTATTTGTTTTTGCCATGCTATTATTAATTGGTTTAATAGCTTCTTTGCTTTTGTTGGTAGCTTTAATGTTTTTAGCTTTTTGCGGAGTGTTTAATTGTGTTGACATAATTTTTTGTTTTTGTTTTGTTAGTTAAAAAAATGAATTAATACTATACAAAAAATAATAGTTAAAATAGCGTCAATACTATATTATAGCGTTATTTTGTACCTATAAAACTACAATTTACCCGACTATAAAAGTAACTACAATAAAGAAAAGTATTAATAATCAATGAGTTATGAGATATTACCTAAACTAATAAGTTACTCAAAGCATATAAAAGGGTAATTTATAGGTATTTAGATAGTCCCATATGCTTTTTACCTTTAGTTACTCAATATAAGGTACTTAAAATCAATTTATATAAGTAAAAAAAAATTACAAAGTACAAAGGTACCCATTAAAAAAAAGCCAATTCCCCAAAAAGGACCATCATGACAAAGTATGTATATCATCCCCACCTTTATGTAGCTAACTTCCATTAGTACACTTAGTGCCTCCTTCTTTTATTATAAGAAGTAAGGTGGTTCAAACCCTTATGGGGCGTAGTAGGTTTTCCGTATATGTGAATAATTATTTTTGTATAGCGGAAAAAGTAGTTGTACATTTGTGCTATGGACAATGAGTTAAAAGGCATACGCAGGGTTGCCAAAAAGATACCTGTTAAGCGTTTGGTAGATGTAGACAATGGTGAGGTTATGGACGTAATGGAAGATGATAGGTTTCTGACTATTGATAGCTTACCTTTTGTCAAGGTGTATACTGATGAGTTCGCCAAGGCTATCTATGGGTTGCCTTATATTGGCTACCAGCTATTGTCATATGTAGTGTTTAAGTTAGAAAAGGGCAATAACCTAGTTTATATCGACTATACGGACGTTAAATCAATAATAGGTAATATTGGTAAGACAGGGTATTATAATGGCGTAAAGGAGCTAATAAAGCGTAATGTGATTGCCAAGACAGAAAGGAAGTACGTCTACAGGGTTAACCCTAATCTAATGTTTAATGGGGTTAGAATATCTAAGTTCAAATAACGTATTATATTTGTAAATTAATTAAAATGAGTTTTACTAAAGATACTAATTACCAAGCAGGGCAAGCAAAGCTTTTTGTGAATACTACACCTACTGCTGGTCAAGTAGCATATAATGTTGATTTATCAGCTAACGGTCAGCCAGGATATTGTGGTGGATTGTACATTGGTGGTGCTGGTAACTTGATTGTTGTTATGGCACAAGATACTACTGACACCTTAGTTACTTTCAATAGTGTAGTAGCTGGTACTTTCTTACCTATTCAAGTAAAGAAAGTTAGTTCTACTTCTACTGCTACAAACATTATGGGTTTATGGTAAACGTAATATGGAATATAATAACAGATACAGCAGATGTTGCTTCTACTATTATATCTAACATATGGAATTTAGTTACACTTAATTGGGAGAATGACTCAAACAATTGGGAAGCTTAACAATATAAAAAATTAACTAATGGCAACATTAACAGGAACCCAGATAAAAAATACTTATCAATCTTTATTAAAGATAAACACTAATGGTAGCTTAGACCCTTCAACGGCTATAACTATATCCGATGGATTAGGTAATGCTACTCCATTACAGCTAGCTGGTAACAGATTAAAAACTATAAACTCTGGAACAGAGAGAGGTATGGATTTAAACTTTGATACCTCTAATTATAGATTTGGAGATTACAATGGTTATGCAACATATACTTATATAGATATAACTGCTGTTGGAACAGGGCCAGCAATAACATTAATGGCTTATGGAACTTCTATAGTTTTAGATGGTGTACAAGGTAATGTACTTACAAGTTTTTTGGGTAGTTATAATTTAAATGCTGGATTTCATAAAAATGTAATTACTAATTGCGACTGGTCAATATTTGCAAATCCTGTAAATTATCTTTTTACAGACAATACTATTATTAATACAAATGGTAATTTAAATATAAGTAGTGCTACTTTAATTAATAACTGTTTTTTAAATAATGAAATTTTTACTATTGTTTCTTCTCCAGATTATGCTTTAGGAGAAAGAATAAGTAATTCTTTATTATTTGGTTTAAATAACGATATAGGTCCAAATAATTTAAATATATATAGTGTAAATACACCAACCAATGTAGTGGTTATTAATGGTAGTGACCTTGAGTATAATCAAAAAACTAGTAATGTATTTTCAGTAAATGCTTCAAGCGTTGTTACTGATGCAAATGCTTCTGGTGTTGTTATATTAGGTGGCGACTATTTTGATAGTTTAAGCAATGTATATGTAACAGCTAATCACGAATTTAGCGGCACTAATCTATATGGAGTTACAATTCAAGGTAATAAAGCATTAGTAACAAATAAATTTTCAAGAGTAGTTGCTAATTCATTTGAAAACAATTCAACAGATTTAGGTCAAGTACAAATAGAAGACATTCAATTGTTTTACCATTTTCTAGATGGTTCTTTAAATTTTCCTTTATTAAATTCTCAAGGAGAAAGTCAAATTAAATTATTAAGTAACTCATCTTATTTCTTTGAATTAAAAATTGTTTCCGTATCAAATGCAGTTACTTCATCTAATGGTAACTATGTAGAATATATAGGTGGTTTAATTTGCGTTGACAGTATAGGTAATGTTACAATAGACCAAGCCGTTATTAAACAATACGGACAGCATACATCTGGCAATTATACTATTTTAAGCAATGCAGCAAACACAATAGAATTTATTGTAGAACCTGATGCTTCAACAGGGGTTGAGTGCTGGGTAAAAGCAGATTTAAAATTAAATTGCGTAACTTCATAAACTTTTTTTTTAACCATAAAACACAATACACGATGAAACAAGTAGTATTAAACGAAGAACAATTAAAAGCTTTAGATGCTTTCTTACAAGAGTTACCAATGAAGTACGGTGCTCCAATCGTAAACTTCTTAAACGAGGCTATCAAGTCTCAAGAAGCTGAAACAATCGAAGCTGAGTAATTATAAGAGGGGGATTAAGTTCCCCCTTTTTAAAAATTAAAAACTATGAAAAAACTAATAAACTTTATCGCAGGTTTCTTTTTAGACAAACCAGATGCTCCTTCTATGAAGCGTTTAATTGCTTTATTCTTAGGTATCCTATTAGGAGTAACCCTATACCATAACAGCTTTAGTGAGCAACACGTAGCTCCTTCTGAAGCTTTAGTATATTCAGTAACTTTATTAATTGCTGCTCTATTAGGGTTGAAAGTAGTTGAGAAAGCTATTGACGGATATTTTGGAAAGAAAAACGGAACTGATGACTCAAGCGAAGAAACCAGCAACTAAAAAAACAGCAACAAAAAAAGTAGTTGATACTGCTTCAGGTGCTGTTAAGTTACCTGTTAGTTTCAACCAATTTAGAAAGTACCCTATTGCAGCGGTAGCTTTCCTTTGTGTATTTGGTATTATATATGTATACAAGGATATGAAGGCTGGCTCTAGCAAGGGGATAGATAACTGTATTGAAGATAACCGTAATCTCCAAAAGACAGTAGATAAAAAAGACTCAATCATTTATAATATCATAGCTCAACAAGCCATTATCAATGCAACCAAATAAAATAGGATTAGTAATTATTCTAACAATACTTGGGTTAATATTTATAATGTTAACTTCTATTGTAGCCCAGAAAGCTATTAGGCCTCACCCAGTAAAGGGTTGGCATAATATGAATATGGACTCTATGGTTATGGTAACCGTAAAGAAGAATAGTGCTTTTATTGAAAAGCGTGTGGGTGAATTGAAACATGCAGAGAAAGCATGTGATAGCTTTAAAGAAGTAGTAACTGAATTAAAACAAGAAAATAAAAAACTAAATGAAAAGGTTAACGGTACTGATGATGATGTTGTTGGTGAGCCATTTGAGCTTAAGCCAATCGTATCCAAAGACAAAAATAATTAATGGGGATACTGTAGTGCTTTTATTGAAAAGCCAAGCAGATGATATTAACACTAAATTTAATAACTACAATGAAACAATTAGTATTCAAAAAAATAAAATCGATAGTTTATTCTTACTTAGCAAAGTTGGGAATAAAGCTGTAATTGATAGTTTGAAAGAAAGATTGGATATTGCTATTATGGCTAATAACCAATTGTTCGGTTATAATGAAGGGTTGAAGAAAGCATTTGAAGATATGGGTAATTCATTGGATAGTGCTTTAATAAGACGAGCAAGATATATAAGAAGAAAATACATACTTGATAAATATTAAACTATGCCATTTAAAAGTAAAGCACAAAAAGGATTTATGTACGCTAACAAACCAGAGATGGCTAAGCGTTGGGAAAAAGAAACTCCTAAAGGAGTTAAGTTACCTAACAAGGTAAAGACTAAAGTTCAATCTAAAATGGCTAAAAAAAGAATGTAATGGCAACAGCTAAACCTAAATCAAAAGTAAACCAAGCAGGTAACTATACTAAACCTTCTATGAGAAAGTCTTTGTTTGAAAAGATTAAAGCAGGAAGTAAAGGTGGTAACCCTGGTCAATGGTCTGCTCGTAAAGCACAGATGCTTGCTAAAGAATATAAAGCTAAAGGAGGAGGGTATAAGTAATGGCTATAGCAAAATCACAGAAGTCCTTAAAAGATTGGACAGAACAAAAGTGGATGACATCTGGTACTCATGCTAATAAGAAGAAAGGTTCATCTAAAGAAGTAAAGTCTGAAGGAAAGAAAAGATACTTACCAGAGAAAGCTTGGTCTTCTTTAAGCAAAGGAGAAAAGGCAGCTACTAATAAAGCTAAAGCAGAAGGTACAAAGAAAGGGAAACAGTTTGTATCCCAACCTAAATCAATTAAACAAAAAACTAAAAAGTTTAGATAATGCCAGCAAAGAAACTTGACAAATCAAAAATGCCTTGTAATAAGCCTAAGGCTGATACAGATGGTAAACATAAGCGAGTAGTTAAAGCTTGCGCTAATGGGAAAGAAAAAATAGTGCATTATGGTGCTAAAGGATATAGTTCTAACTATAGCCCAGAAGCTCGTAAGCAATATAGAAAGCGTCATGCTAAAGAAGCTAATAGTTCTAAACTAACAGCAGGCTGGTGGGCATACCATGACTTATGGAGTGCAGGTTCTAAAGTATATAGAGAAGGCAAATCATCTGGCAAAGGGGAAAGATTTAAATCAACTAAAAAGAAAAAGTAATGGCAACAATAAAAAAAGAAACATTAGAAGTTTTAAAAAATAATCCTAAAGCAGTTCAATTATCTCCTTCAGATAGTTTAAATGTATATATTGGCGTAGCTGATAAATTCAAAAATAAAACACAAGAAGAAATTGATGCTATGTCTGAAGATGAAAGAAAGAATGACATGATGGATTTTGAAAATCCCAATAGTCCAAAAAATAAATTATTGCAGTATATGCAAATTCATCAAGCATTAATGAAAGCTAAAAAAGAAAATAAAAACCCTGAAGATACTATGGACGAAATGGGTAAAATGTTTTATAAAAATATTATTCAGAAATTTGGGAATCAACTGATTCAAAATAATAAACAAGAAGATTATTTAAATTTAGGTAAAGGTCAAAATTTAAAATAATGACAACAATCCACGAGTTTCAATCTACTATATGGGTTGATACTCCCCATGGAGAAGGTATCGCAATCTTAATTATAGACTATGGAATACATCAAAACACAATATGGGTGGTGGCAAATAAGAACGATGGAAGAGTTCGCCATTACGATTCAAATGATATTCAACTTAGTACAAACCATACATTAAATTTAAATGGCAACAAAGTTAACACCTAAACAAATAAAGGCATTATTAAAAAATATGCCAAAGCCAAGTCTTGGTACAATAGATATTAGTTCTACGGAAGTAGATACTCCTGTGTATGAATTAGCTAAAGCTCCAGAGTCTAAACCTTTAGGGAAAGGTAAAATATCTATTGAAGATTTAAGGAAAGTCAGAGCAACTACACAAAAAGAAATCAACCCTAATAAAGATTTAGTATCTGGTGAATTTAATAGAGATGTAGTTCAGCATGTATTAGATGCAGCTAAAAGATATAACTATGACCCATATACTGCATTGGCTGTAGCTTTACAAGAAAGCCAATTAGGTAATAAAGATTTTAATTTGGGCCATATACAAGATGTTCCTACAGCAATTGAATCTAAACTTCCTAAGTTAACTGAAGCAGAAAAGAAAAAAAATTTTGATGAGTATCAAAAAAAGTATTCTGCTGATATGTTAGTTAGAGCATTGATGGAAAAGAAAGGTGTAGCTGAAAGATTAGGTTTAAATGATGAAGCTCAACAAATACAAGCATATAATGGGTTAGGTAGAATATTCCCACAATCAGATGCAGGTTACCATGGATATAATATGGCTAAGATATATGGTGTTGATTTACCAGAAGAAGGAATTGATATGAAAGAAAACCCTTTATATGGTAAACAAATTATAGACTTGAGAGAGAATGTAATTAAAAAGAACCCAGAATTAGCAGATATTGCTAAAACATATATTAATCCTAACGCACCAGTACAACACACCAAAGAGCAATTAATGAAAATTTTTAAATCAATGAAAGGTGGCAAAACAAGTAAGTAATTCAAACAAAGTAAATTTTGGAAGAAGAAAAAAAGGAAGTCCAAAAAAAACGTATAATAAACATACACCCCGTCCTAAAAAATATAGGGGTCAAGGTAAATAATATGGAAAAGAAAAAAGCAATCAAAGTCGGATTCAAAGCCTTAGCAAAAGGCGCTGCTAAAGAGTACATGAAAAAAGGTAAATCAGCAGAGAAAGCAAAAGAGATTGGTAAAGCAATCGCAGCTAAAGTCGGAATGAAAAAGTACGGTAAAGCTGAAATGATTAAAAAAGCAGTAGCTGGTAAAAAAGCTGCAGCAAAGAAAAAGTAAATCAAATACGCAGGATACGGATAACTTCCGTATCTTTGCGTATAACAACAAATCACAAACACACACAACAATGATTAAACACCCAATAGGAAACAAGGTTTTTATAACCTTGCCTAACGCATTACAAGAAAAAATCAAAACAGAAAGTGGTCTTGAGTTATTTATTGATGGCTCATATAACCATGAGGATTGGTCAACCGTAGAAGGTGTAATCCATTCAGTTGGTAGAAGATGTAAACTTGATTTGCAGAAAGGAGAAACAGTTGTTATTCATTATTTAGTTACATCTCAGTTTTTTACAAATGGTGAAGATAGAACATATCTTAATGTAAAGTATTATGATGGAGAAGTTGTTTGGGAAGCTGATGAAGATATGATATTGGCTAGAAAAGTTGGTGACCATTGGGAAGGTGTAGGTAGATGGGTTGTATTAGAAGATATAGAAGAAAAAGCAAACCCTAAATCATCTCTTATTATTATACCTGATAGTATTAGTTCAAAGAGAAAAAAAGGTTGTGGTTTATATAATGGTGGGATATTAGAGCTACCTAAAGAAACTATATGTCATTTTAAAGAAGAATTTAGAGCGTATTATAGATTTCCAGATGGAAAGGAAAGAATGATTTTAAGTTCAGAATTAATCTATGGCTATGAGTAGATATACTAAACAACAAATAGCTAAAATGGTTATAGACCCTAATACCCAAGATATGATTGCGTCATATCCTAGGTTAAATGATATATTGCCAAAACAAAGCTTTACAAAAGATATAAATAAACAAATACAATACATGGCTTGGGTTTATGACTATAACTCCCCAGCTGTAAAAGAGTTTAGTGATATAACCAGAAGAAAAGAATGGGCTAAGCAAACAGTAGGTTTAACAGAAAAACCTAACTTTGAGTTGATGCTTAACTTTACAAGGTATGTTATCAATAGCCGTGTATGGACACTTATTTGTTCATTAGAGGCAACATTTGAAGAATACGCTGAAAGGGTTAATAAAAGAATTGAGGACCAGGAAGGTGGCAAGGAAATAGATATATTAAAGGCAGTAGAAATTAAAAACAAACTTATTAATCAAATGGACGAAATGATTAATAAGATAGAGGCATTATATAACAAGTTGTTCTCTGGGGATACCGATGCTATGGACGAGTTTGATGAGTCAAGGAAATTTACTCCAGAATACATAGCTGCTCAAATGAAGAAGAAATGATAAAGAATGTAGGTGGTAAATCAGAAAATATACAAGGGTTGATATGTAATCTTCCTAAAGAAGGATATGTATATAATCCATATACTGGTGACTACCAAGATGTAGGTGTTGAAAGGCGAGCAATTAAATATGACAATTGCTATTGGGAAATAGACAAGCGTTGGGAAAAGTTTCCAATATGGGAAAAGGAAGAAGCAGAAAAGCAAAAGCAAGACCCTAGATACATACACCCAGATTTAAAAGAATTTAAAGAGTATTGCTGGATACGTAGGATAGGTGGCCATTGGTTTATGAATAATAATAAACCTACCTATATAACAGGTACTCATTGGTTTTACCTTTCTTGTTACCATCTTGATATTGGGTTACCTAAGTATAGAAAAGTAGATAGAGACTTCTTTTATGCATGGCAATATACAGTAGAAGATGATAATGCATTTGGGTTATGTGAAACTACTAAACGTCGTAGTGGTAAAACCTACAGAGCAGGTGCTATTGCATTAGAACAAACAACTAGGTCAGAAAACTTTTGGACAGGTATCCAATCTAAAACAGATGACGATGCTAAGTCGGTATTTAGGAAAGCAATAGTTAACCCATTTAGAAAGTTGCCTTCTTTCTTTAAGCCAGTATCAGATATGCCTAACACAGGTAAAGTTCCTGCTACAGGTCTTAAGTTTCAAAGTGGTAAGGTAGATATAGATGGCGAAGAGTTAATGTCAGGAATAGACTTTAAATCATCAACAGAGGGTGCTTATGATGGACAGAAGCTAGGATTTTATATTGGTGATGAGGCTGGTAAAACAACCCTTGTAGATATCAATAGAAGATGGAATGTAGTTAAGTATTGTTTGATGGACGATGAGGGGCGTATTATAGGAAAGGCTCTCCATACTACAACGGTAGAGGAAATGGACGCAGGTGGTAAACCTTACTTGCAAATGTGGAAAGGGTCTGACCAAACAACAAAGGAAGGAAGAAGAACCCAATCAGGTATGTATAAGTTTTTTACTCCTGCTGATGAGACTCGCCATATAGATAAATTTGGTAACGCTAATAGAGAGTTAGCGCGTATGGATATATTAGAAGAAAGAAAAGCATTACAGAATGACCCAAGAGCTTTATCTTCTGCAAAAAGAAAAGAACCGTTAGATGAGAAAGAAGCGTTTCAAACCGATGCATCAACTTGCGTATTTAATCCTATTCTTTTAAACGATAGATTAGATATACTTAAGTGGGCAAAGAAAAAAGTAGTTACTGGCAACTTACAATGGGACGATATGAAACGTGACGGTACTGTTACATTCCATGAAAACCCAAATGGTAAATTCCAGATAATAGAGTTTCCTGACCAAGTTAACAATGTGACTAGAAAAGGGGATATTGCATTTGCTCAAAACAAACATATGTATTGTGGGGGTATTGACCCTTATGACCATGTGAATGTAAGTAAAGGTCATGAGTCAAGAATGTCTAATGGGGCTTTATGTATAATGAAAAAGTCTAATCCATTAAGACAAACAGATGCTGATAATGCTCCTGTATTGTTATATGTTGCACGTCCTAGCCCAGAAGTATTTTATGAGGATTGTTTGATGGCTCTTCATTATTATGGTTGCCAAGCACTTATAGAGAACAACAAGCCAGGGATACTCCATTACTTTGAAAAAAGGGGTTATACAGACTTTTGTTTTAAAGTTCCAGGAAAAGATAAACCAGGTATTGCAGCTACCCTTTCAAACAATATATACATAGCTGAACTAACGGACCAATATATCAATGATAACATAGATAATATTTGGTACGAGCAGATACTGGAGGATTGGTTAGGGTTTAGTCCAGATGACACGACTGAGTATGACGTAGCTATGGCTGTAGGGTATGCATTAATGATGATGTATAACCCACAATTTAACCCTAAAAGAAAAGAAGTTAAAACTGAAAGGATAGAAGACTACTTTAGTTTTTATAAGTCAAAAGGTACTAACCGCCTATTTGGGAAGTATTTATAACGTATTATCTAATGTAAATTAAACTTAATTGCTGAGATGGCAGAAATAGTATCAAGTGTCGGTGTAAATTTTCCAGACGAAAATATTGACCCAAAAAGAAAAACCGAGAAACCTTTTTTATTACAGTATTGTAGAGCTGCATATTCGGCTTATGGGGATACCCCATTTGGTTCAATAGGTTGGAGAAGCCGAGACAAATACGAATGGGTTAAAACCTATGCGCGTGGTTCTCAAACAATCGACCGATACAAAAAGGTATTAACTCCTGACCAAGACCCTACAAATAACACATTAGTAGTAGATTGGTCGGTACTTCCTATTATTCCTAAGTTTAGAAGAATAGCTTTAGGGTTATTAGAAAAACAAAATTGGGACGTTCAAATAGACCCAATTGACCCATTAGCACAAACAGAATTAGAACAGCAAATTACTATGATGAAGATGAAGGCCTCTATGAGAGAACTTCAAAAAGAAGTCATGGGAGAACAAGCTGAAATACCAGCTCCTATACAACCAGGAGAAGGAGAACCAGAAGATATTGATGGCATTAAAATATATGAGATTGGGTTGCGTCATAAAACTGCTATGGAAGCAGAACAAGCAATTGAATTAACATTTAGCCAAAATGATTACGAAAGCCAACGCAGACAAACTTTACAAGATTTGTTTGACTATGGTGTATCTGCATATAAAGATTACAGAGATGGTGAGTTAGTAGGATTTAGAAGAGTTGACCCAAGAAGATTAATATTAAGCTATTGTACATATCCTGACTTTAGAGATTTAAGATATGCAGGAGAAATATTAGAAGTTCCAGTAGCGCAAGTTATTCAAATGTCTAATGGTGAATTAACCAATGAAGACATTGAAATGATTTACAAATATGCTTCTACAAACCAATGGAGACCATCTACCCCAGTAGGTAATGCTTACTATGGTAGTTATTCTGACTTTTGGAATAGAGGTAAAGTACAGGTTTTAGATTTAGAAATTATATCTGCTGATGAGTTAGTTCGTGAAGAACGAATTGACAGAAGAGGAAATACTATTTTTGGAAGAGCTTCATATGATGACTATAATAACAAGAAAGATAAATATAAAAGAAAGCAAGTACAAGGTGTATATAGGGCTAAATGGATTGTTGGTACGGACATCATATTTGACTACGGAAAGCAATACGATATTAAACGCGACCCAGTTAATATGGCTCGTGCTAAATCAAGTTACCACATAAATGCTTGTGACTTTTTTGATATGAAAACATTCAGCCGTATGGAAGCTATTATTCCTTACGCTGATGCAATACAATTAGCTTACTATAGATTACAGCATGAATTAAATACATCTGTACCTAAAGGTTTTAACATTAACCTAGCAGCATTAGAAGAAGTTAGTTTATCTGGTGGTGGACAAACAATGAAACCATCTGATATTATTGATTTGTATTTACAACGTGGGGTATTAGTAAGTCGTTCTACTACATTTGATGGTAGACCAAATCCTCCAGCAATACAAGAATTACAAGGTGGAACAGGTGGAGCTATAGCTGAATACTGGAATTTAATTAACCAAAACCTTGACATGATACGTCAAACACTTGGGTTAAATGAATTAACAGATGGCTCTACTCCTAACCCTAAGTTATTGACTACTGTTGCTCAGTTAGCAGCATCTGGTACTAATAACGCACTTAGCGATATTATCTATTCAGACAAACAAATTACCCAGTCATTATCTGAAGCTATTATCATTAGAATACAAGATATAGTTAGAACAACTAATGGAGATGCTATAGCTGAATCATTAGGAAGAGGAACAGTCGATTTATTAAAAGTTTCTCCAGATATTACTAAATACACATTTGGCATTTCTATTGTTGATAAACCTACAGCAGAAGAAAAAGCTAAATTAGATGAGTTAATTAAAGTAGCATTACAACAAGGTCAATTAGACATTAGTGATGTTATTAGATTAAACAACATACAGAATATAAAACAAGCTGAATTGTTCTTAGCTTATAAAGTTCGTAAGAACATGGAAAGAAAACAACAAGAAGCTTTACAAATGCAACAGCAAAATGGTCAGATTCAACAGCAATCTGCAATGGCTGCTGAACAAGCTAAACAACAAACTGCTCAGCTACAAGCTCAGATTGATATTCAGTTAGTACAAGCTAAAGCAGAAATGGAAGCTAAACTAATTGAATTACGTGGTCAGTTTGATTTAGAGAGAGAAAGAATTGCAGCAACTGGTAGAGTTGAGTCTTCATTTGTTCAAGCTAAAGAAAGAGATGCAGCTAACATTAGAGATAATAAAACTAAGTTATTGCAAGACGATAAGATGGAGAACATGGGAGAAATTGATGTTCCAGCAGAATTAGAATCTAGGGTTGCACCAGAAACAGCAGGTGGACAGCCATTAGATTTAAGTGGAGCTGATATAAACTTTGCAGATGAACCAACACCAGAAGAGCAAGCTATGGCACAACCAGGCGCTCAAATGGGAATGGGAATGGAAGAAGCTATGGGTCAACAACAAGAAATGCCTATGGAAGAAGAGCAAGTTGAAGAATCTCCAACTGATATTAGAAGAAGAATGATGGAGCAATATTTACAACAGGCTTAATAATAACGTATTATATTATCAACACACACAAAACAACATATGGAAAACCAAGTACAAGAACAACAAGTAGAGCAAGATGTTCAGAACTCTGCTCCTGTTGAAACTAGTCAAGCTCCTCAAGAAGTAGCTCAACCAATTCAACAAGAACAAGTACAAGAACAATCTCAACCGCAAAACGAGTTTCAAGAACAAACTTCTGGTTGGAAAATTAAATCAATAAATTCTGAAGGTGGTCTTTACGACAGGCAAGAAGAATATTATGAAGAACAACAACCACAAGAACAAGTACAGGAACAACCTCAGGCTCAAGCTGAACAAACCCAAGATGATGGTGTTTTAAAACTTGTACCTGAAAATTATAAACAAGATACTGCTGAAACAGCAGCGTCAAGTCAAACTGAAGAGTTCGACCCATTTGAAAAGTTAGGAGTTAAAGATGATGCTTATTTTAAAAAGCTTTATGAAGCTTACAAGAATGATGCATTAGATGAGTTCCTAATTACAACCCATACGGATTATGATGCAATAAGTGATGCAGACATTATTCGTATGCAAATTGATAGTCAATATAAGAATCTTAGCGAAGACGATAGAGACTTGATATTCCAAATGAAACTTCAGAAAGACTTTAACATCAGCGATTTGAATAGCGAAGATTCAAGAGCTGGTAAGTTAATGATGAAATTAGCTGCTCAAGATATCCGAGATGGGTTAAAACAACAGCAAGCTGAATATCAACCGCCTACCAGACCTAATGAAGTGGAGCAGTTCAAAAAGCAATTAGAACTTCAACAATTGGAAGCACAAAAACAAGTTGAAGATTTTAAAAACTACTTTACTCAAACTCCAGAGTACAAGCAATTCGAGACGAGCAGACTTGTAGAGTTTGGAGACCAAGAGAACAAAGTAAGATTTGAAATTGACAAAAGTGCTGATTTCTTAGGCGAAACCTTAGACCAACAAAAGTTCTTTTCTAAATTTGTGAAAGACGATGGCCAAGTCGATGTAGCAAAATGGCAAAGGGTTTGGGCTTATGCTAATAACCCAGGAGCAGTAGAAAAGGCTTTATTTAACTCAGGTAAAAGCGCAGGAGAAAAACGATTGTTTGATGAGCTAAAAAATACTAGAAATGATGATGGATATGTTGCTCCTCAAAAGAACAATGCATTTGTTATTAAATCTATAGATGGTAAGCCTTTCGGATATTAATAAATTAAATAACAAAATAAAACGCTAAAAAATGGCATATACTAATAACTGGACTGGACAACAGTTCAATGGCTCTACAGGAGCAACCGACAAACCTTACGTATCCGCGAATAGAACTGGTGGTACAGTAAATGGTACTAATACTGCATCTTTAATTCAATCTACTTCACTTTTAGACCAACGTGATATCTACAAACAATTAGTAGATATTCAAGATGACGCTGAGTGGTTAGATTTTATGTGGTTAGCTGGTAAAAAAGAAGCTACTTCTATGCCAACTTACTACTCTTTCTTCAATGACAAATTATACAAACCAATTAACATTGTTACTGGTTATTCTTCTGCAGCTGGTGGAAACTTAGTTTTAGATGCAGCTTCTTATGATTTCGTTGTAGCTGGTGACTTATTACGTTGTGCAAACGGTGTTGTTCGTGTAACTTCTAAAAATGGTTCTAACACAATTACTGTTGCTTCTGTAACTGGTGCTTCTTTCGCTGTTGCTAATGCAACTGTAGCTTCTGCATTCTCTAATGCTCAAGTTGAAGGTTCTGACAGACCACAAGCTCGTCGTTGGTTAGTTGGTAAATTGGGTAACCAAACTCAAATTTTCCGTAATGCATTGCAAATTACTGACGTTCAAAACATGTCTAAAGTTGAGATTGAAATCAACGGAAAACCATACATCTTACCTTATGAGATGATTCAAGGTTTACAAAAACACCGTGGTGATATCTCTTTGGCTATGTGGTTAGGTGAAGCTTCTGCATCAACTTTCGCTGGTCAAGCAGTAACTGACCCTCAACAATATGCTTACCAAACTACTCGTGGTATGGATAGCTATATCAGCAACTACGGTATCACAGGTGATACTGCAACTAGAAATGTTTTCACTTTAGCTGATTTGACTTCTATCGAAGCTCAATTAATTGCTAACCGTGCTCCATTTGAATATATGATTGCTGGTTCTAATGCAACTGTTGCAACTATTTCTGACTTCTTGAAAAACTTACCAAGTGCTGGTCAAACAATCACAGCTCCAAATCCAACTAATGGTTATTACAAATCAGGTATTAACTCTGGTGTATTAACAGTTAATGGTCGTCAAATTGACTTAGAAGCTGAGAAATTCATGCATGGTGGATTTACTTTCAACTTAAAAGCGTTTAAAGTATTATCAAACCAAGAAGTTATGAACTATACTGGTTCTACTGTTCAAGCATCTGCTTACTTCTTACCAATGGGTAAAGTAAAAACTGTAGGTGGTGGAATGGTTGATTACTTCCGTTACAGATATTTACCTCAACCAACTCCTGGTCAAGGTTCTTCTGAAACTGCTGAAATCATGACTGGTGGTCTTGCTCCTACTCCTACTAACCAAGAGATGAACTTAACAACTACTTGGACTTCAAACATGGGATTAGAAGTATTTGCACCAAGCAAATTCGCTAAAATCCAAGTTGGTAATGCAGTAGCATAGTCAACTAATTAAGATACAGGGGGTAGCAATACCCCCTTATTTTAATAACAATAAATCTTACACACACAAAAACACATACACATGGCACTAAGAAGAATGGGCATCTATAATGATATTAGCCCAGAATTATTTCCAAAGCTTCCTCCAAGGGGAACAAAAGTAACCTATCGTTTTTTAGAAACTTATGAAGACCCTTTTTCTGACGATGGAGTTCCAGTTTACAAAGCTACATTATTAATCCCTCCTATGTCAAGAACATTTGACCCTATTAAATCTGATTGGGTTGAAGTTGGTATGGTTGGTGGATTAGATATGTTTGGTAATCCAGAGTCAAGAACTATTCGTAGAGAGTGGGTTAAACCACAAGAGAATGGTGGTTATATGGTATTAACTATTGGTAATTCTAAAGATGATGAGTTATATCAATATTTAGAATTGGCTTCTTTCAATGCAGCTAACCCAAATAGAGATACTACAGTTAAAGCAATATTAGAAAAAGTAGACTTTGAAGCAGAAGCTAAAGAAGCACGTAATGAAATGAAATCTCGTCTTGAAGCTGTTAGAAAAGCAATGGCATTAGACTCTAAAGATTTAGCTCGTTATGCTTCTATCTTAGGTTTTGATATAGATGAAACAGAAGAAGAAATTAGATTTAATATAGAAAACTTTGCTCATGAAGACCCATTTGATTTTTTAGATAGAATGGAAGATGAATCATTTGATATTGAATCATATTGTTCATTAGCATTAGATAAAAAAATAATATTTATATCTAAAGAAGACAGCCGATTGAAATGGTCTGACACTAAAGGAGAAATTGTTAAATTAGTTTCTACTGAAGATGAAGGAGCAATTACAGCTTATACAAATTTTGTTACAAGTAATAAAATAGGTAAAGAAGTTCATGCTGAATTAGTTAGATTAGTAGATGGTGTTGGTATTAAAAAATCAATGCCTAAGAAGTAGTTGTTGTGTTGTGTAAATCCTATAGCCCTCTTTTTAGGGGGCGATTAGGTATCACCAACTTAATATGTTGAAGCCTCCTTTATAGGGGGCTTTTAACGTATTATATTGTCATAATTAGATAGAATGTTTGATAAATTGAAAGGTCTTGTTCCTCAGACCCTTATAGATGATATGGTTTCTCATGAAATCAATACACCATTAAGAGCAGCGCATTTTTTAGCGCAAGCAGCTCATGAGTCTGGTGGGTTTAAATTCAAATCAGAAAACTTAAACTATAGCAAAGAATCTTTGTTAAAAGTGTTTCCTAAATACTTTACTGCAGCATCTGCTGAAGGATATCATAGACAACCAGAGAAGATTGCTTCTAGGGTTTATGCTAATCGTATGGGTAATGGAGATGAAGCAAGTAAAGATGGTTGGAAATACAAAGGTCGTGGCTATATTCAATTAACAGGTAAAGACAATTATAAAGCATTTAGTGAATGGGCAAAAGAACCAACTATATTAAGCAATCCTGACCAAGTAGCTGATGATAAATATGCAGGGTTAAGTGCTATATGGTTTTGGAATAAAAATGGTTTGAGTAAAATTGCTGATACAGATAACTTACGTGATGATAAAACATTGATTAAAATTACATCAAGAGTTAATGGTGGCACTCACGGACTTGCCGACAGATTGGAAAGATTTAATGACTATAAAAAGATTTTACTCTAATGGAAGTATCTAATCATGACTCTTCAACTAACCATTATTGGTTATTAGCAAGCTTGTTTTTAAATGTAGCTGCTAACCTAGACAAGACTAATGTAACATTTATATTAGGTGTTATTGTATCCATACTTGCTATAATTAACTATGTTATTCAAATTAAGAAAAATCTTAAACGTAAAAAATAAACAATGGGTACTAAAGCTATTTATATATTCTTATTGGGTGCTATTATTGGCGTGTTATATTCTTGTAGCCCTGTTAAGAGAGTGCTTAGCAATCCCAAATATTATGCCGAAGTTAAGAAACAAGTTATCCTCAATGGAGAATGCGTTAATGACACAATTACGGAAGAAATACTTAAAGATACAATAATCTATAAGGATACAGTTATCCACGACAGCTTTAAAGTTAACATGCCTATGGAGTGTCATTTAGATACCATAGTAAACGATTTTAGCGTGTATTTAGAGAATGGCAACCTTTGGGTTAAATGGTTGGGTCAAGTACCTACAAGGACCATTAATAAGCAAACAACTCACGTTGTAGTGGATAGGGCAAAAGAAGCTATACTTATTGACTCTTGTTCTAACCAAGCTAGAAAGATATATGAGTTAGAAAATGAGTCCAAAAGAAAAGGTTCTATTATATTTAAACTATATATTGGCTTGGCAGCCATACTGCTGTTTTTGTTAAGAAAGCCTTTAATGAGACTGATTGGGATAGTATAAAAAACGTATTATATGATAAATACGTTTAAATGCAAAACGGTCAAGACTTATACAATTTCATAAACTTTATTGCCGATAAGAACCGTAGAGGTTATTTATCTCCAGATGAGGTTGCTCAAGCACTTTCTTCTGGGCAAGTTGATTTATGGAATTACTATTGGGGATTACCTCAAACTGCATCTGGTATTAAGAATGGTGCACCTAATCCTGATTATGGTTCTTCTCAATTAACATTAGATGCCTTAAGTAGCTTTAGAAGAAAAGTACTAAAAACAACTAGCCCAACTGGGGTTATATACCTTTATAATACTGGTCAACCTACTTATAATATTACAGACTTAGGACACTTTATTGGAATGATGAAAGTAGATGCTTCTGGCAATATATACAATATCGACCAATATCTTAATTCAGAGATTGTAGATGTATTAAAATCAACCCTTTATCCTGTAGATGCTGCTAATCAAGTATTTGTATTTGAAGGCGATACAATGCAGTTATATCCAAGAACTCAACTTCCTGCTCCTTATCAAGCAGAAGTTCAATATATAGCTATGCCACAAGATGTTGCGTTTAAGTACACAACCGCTGGTAATAGCTTAACTATTTTACCGCAAGGTCAAATTAAACAAATTAATATTAACTATGGTGGTTCTGGTTATGCAGTAGCTCCAACTATTGCAATATCTGCACCAGTTGATGCTGATGGTAATGCAGTTCCTAATGGTGTTGCAGCTACGGCTACTTGCACTATTTCATCTGGTGTTATTATATCAGTAACAATTACTAACCCTGGGTATGGTTATAAATATCCACCAACTATTACATTAACAGGTGGTACACCAACTAATGCATCTGTGCTACAAGCTATACCAGCTTTAGACCCTCAGTTTGACCAAGTATATTGGGTTGAATTAGTTGCTCGTTCTTTACCTTATATAGGCGTAAACTTGTCCGCTCAAGAAGTACAAGCATTGGCAGTTCAACAATTACAATCTGTATAATGACAACTAAAAGCCAATTAATAGAAAGAGTAAGAAGAATACTATCTGGTGGTTATCCAAGCAATCGTGATAGGGTTAAAGATGCTGAGATTGAAAAGCAATTAGAGTCAGCAATAAATAGATTATTAAAAGTTGAGATGTTTAATATGACTTATAACGTAGATGGTATGACTATACCTGATG